TTTAGTACATTAAATTATACATACAAAGATAATGTATATTGTTGGACAGATTTTAAGAATAGAGAAGTAATTATACATTACCCAACTGGAAGTAACGAAGAACCCGACAGATGTTTTGTTTGGAACTATCAGTTTAATGTATGGTCACAGTGGACATTTAGTGCATACGCAGGTTTTTATAGATATAGAACAGTAGCTATACCGGAAGTTTATTTTGGTTCTGCATCAGGAATAGTAAAACAAAGAGACACATCAGGTACAGATGGTAGTTCTGCAATAGAAACTACAATAGCAACAAAAGCATATCATGGAAGTTATGGATTAAAAAGTCCTTTAGCACAAGACCCAGATTCAGATTATGTACAAGTACAAAGAGTGCAAACAGATGCATCACCAACTAGTACAACAATATCAGCTGGCGTAGCAGACTTAGGTACAGACACACCTACATATACAGATGAAACTATTAGTGATACAGATGGTAAAGCACCTAAAGCAGACTTTAGTGTTTACGGAAGATATGTTACAATAAAAGCAACAAACTTTACGGAAGTGTCTGAATTTATCTGTGAGTTAGAGGATGGAGGCGATAGCTAATGTCGGTTTACAGTAAGTTTGATGACATATCTTTACCAGCTCCTCCTGTTTTTGTAACAGGAGATACCTTACGTTATATAAGTACAGACTTACCTCAGTTCTTAGATTCACAATATTTAGCTTTATTAGATTTTATATCTGCTGTACAATCAGAATTTTTGATTAGTAATAGTCAGATAGTAGATGTAAGTGCTGATAAAGTTGCAAACAATACACAGTTCTTAAATACAGTATTTGTTGGAGCAGAAAGTAAAATAAAACTAGATGGTCCAAATAATTTAATTAGTGTTGACGATAATCAAGGCACACCAATTACTAGAGTTAAAATTGGTAAGTTAGGTTCATCAGCAACTAATGAATATGGTATACAAGTAATAGATGCAGCTGGTACTGTAAAGTTTCAAACAGGCACAAGTACATTTCTAGATGGCGGTATAATCTCTGCTGATACTATAACAGCTACTCAAATAGATGCTAACACAATAACTGCAAGTGAAATAGCGGCAGACACTATTACTGCTACACAAATAGCTGCAGGTACAATAACTGCTACAGAGTTAGATGCTGGTGCAGTAACAGCTGCTAAAATAAATGTAACTGAATTATCTGCTATAGTAGCAGACTTAGGAACAATTACTGCTGGCACAATAACAGGTGGTTTAATACAGACTGCTGCATCAGGTGCTAGAGTTGAATTAGCAACAACAGGTCTTAATGCATACAAAGCAGATGGTACACAAACTGTCGATGTAAATACAGATGGTACATTTAGATTTGGTCCTAGCGGTGGTAATAACATTGCATGGGACAATAGCACAATAACTGTAACTGGAAATATTATAGCTACAGGAAATATAGAAGATGGAGCTGTTACAAGTCCTGTAGAAAATACTACTACATTTAATGCAGAACAATCGTCGGGGTCAGCCAATATAGTGTATACAAATAATATAGATGTAACAACTAAAGGTGGAAATGTTATTTTAATAGGAAGCATTAGTGGTAGTACAGATGATGATGATGGTCAAGGACAATATACAACTACACTACGTATTAAAAAAGGGTCTACAACTTTGGGAGAAGTAAGCGCTATATCAACTGGTAGCTTTGAAACTATACAAGTTGTTGCTTTTGATGGTAGTCCTAGTGGTAGTATATCAAGTTCAGCAACTACAACATATAATTTAGAATTAACAACAAAATCATATGACGGTACAGCAGATGCTAAAGGTGGATTTGGTAACCCAGCAACGCTTAAACTTATAACATTGGAGACATTAAAATGAGCAAGTGTGAATGTAAAAATAAAGAAATATTAGAAGAAAAACTAAAAGAATTAGAGCAACGCTATGAGCAGTCAAAAGCTGCAAGTGCATATTTACAAGGACAAGTAATGTTAATAAAAGAATTACTAGAGTGTTCTTGTGATGGAGAATGTGATTGCAAAAAGTAATACATGATTATCAAGAATACTATGTAGATAAATACATGGAAGAAGTAAAACCTGAACAAACTAGAGAAATCTTAACACGAGGTTTAATATGGCATGTACTTACTGAAGGTGGATGGGATTCAAAACCTATAGGACTTATGGGCTACAATCTTAACACTAATGGTCACGATGATAATATTTTGTATATAGAATTTTTATATATAGATAAACAATACAGAAAACGTCCTCGTTTGTGGTTTTCTAAGATAGTTGAGTTTTGTAAAAAATGGAACTACAACAATGTAGAAATACAAGCAAATCAAAAAACTAGTAAATGGGTAGAACGTTTAGCAAAGAAAAAACCATCAGTATTAATTTACCAATTAAACACTGATGAAGTAGGAGAACATTATGGGTGGTAGCAGTAAATCAAAAACAGTAGATAAAAGTGTAAGTGGACCAAGTGATATACAATCATTTTATGGTAATTTAAGTAAAATGTTTACAACACAAACTCCGGCGTCTATGAACATAGGGGGACAGTTGTATAATCCACAGACACAACAATTTACACAATTACAAAAAAGTGTACCAGAACGTGAGAAAATGGGACAAGGTTCTGTTGAAGGATTTATGGCAAATAAACAATTAGTTGATAGCGCAGGTATTCAAAGATTAGCTGACGGTACATTATTTATACCTGAAGGTACAGCAGAACAAGATTTAGCAGCTCTAACACAAGGATTAGATGCAGGTCAAACAGATGCTGATTTAGGTATTGCAAGTTTTGGAGGAGAGATTCTACAAAAATATGGGTTTGATAACATGGATTATACTAGTTTTTATGAAGCGTATGACCAAGGATTATTAGATTCTACCACATCACAAATTGTAACAAAAGCATTAGGAATTGCTTCTGACCCACAAGGAACTACTGAAGAACAGATTGCAGAAATTTATCAACAATCAAATGCAAACTCTGCTTTTTCTCTACCAGACCCACCATTATTAACAGATGTAGTGGCACAAATTACTGAAAATTTACCACCGGCTCAAATTAATTTTATTAATTCACTGTTAGTTGATTCTACACAAGAAAGCATAGATGCTAGAGTTGAAGAGTACGGTGAAGCATTGTTTCAACAATTAGAAAATCAAAGTCAAGAATTTATACAAAACACCATGGGAAGTTTAGTTGCAGATTTAGGTGGCGCTAGTTCTGGTGCTGTATTAAATGTAGTTAAAGAAGGATTAATTGAACTAACTAAAGATGCTAATGCAAAAGTTGCTGGAGCTAAATTACAATTTTTGAACACAGCAATACAGGCACGAGACACTGCAGCTAACATGGTACAACAATTACTTAGCATGGGACAATCACAACAAGCTCTTGAAATACAAAAAGAAATGGGATTATTAGAATTAGAAGCAACTAGACAATCGTCAAAAATACAAGCTCATTTAACATTACAACAACAATTAAACACATCTTTATTTAATGTTTTAGGATTAACACAAGATGAGTATAGAACGTCACAACAAGCAAAAATAAATAAAATTGCAGCGTTTCAAAACATGATAACGACCTTAGCCACAACAGGAATAGGAATAAATCAAACAGACAAAGTTTCAACTTCACGTGAACCTGCTTTCCAAGTTGGTTTAGATTTAGGAACAGTAGCAGCCGCTGTTATTGGTTCTAGTGATAGAAGACTGAAAGAAGACATATCATTAATTGGTCAATCACCTAGTGGTCTTAATATTTATAAATTTAAGTATAAAAATCAAAATGGATATTATCAAGGCGTTATGGCTGATGAAGTACCACATGCATCAACTATGGTAAACGGATATGCTGTAGTTAATTATAATTTAGTGGATGTAGACTTTATTAAATTAGGAGAATAATATGGCATTTAAGATAAAGTTAAGAATACCAACAAGAGATGAAATTGAAAAAGTAAGAGTCAATAATGCAATAAATCAAAGTTCGGATTTGTTTGATTCAACTGTAAAAGATATGTTTTCCGATAATGCGTCAGCAACCCCAGCTAAAGATTATATGAGCGGAGTAACGTCTACTAAAAAAATGGGAAAGTATGCTCCAGATATGCAACAAGTGTATGATGCAAATGTTGACCAAATTAATACTCTAGGCACTATAACTAAAAAACTAAATACTATACCCTACAGTAGTATTACTAATCAATTAAATGTATTAACAGAAAAATTACGTAACGGCAGTATGACTGGTTCTGCTTTCAACGTTGCTGTTACAAATTTATATAAACGAATGTATGACTCTAAAGAAGGTGTATTAACAAATGAAAATGTATTAAAACTAGGTGCATTAGATACAAAGTTAAAGGCAGATATAAAAAATTATAAATCGTATAGTGGTTTAGATTCAAAAAGTTCTTTAACTGTAAATCCTGAAGACGGAGGATTAAGTTCAGTTGATGCCGCAATGGCTACAAGAGGTAATGACCTGAAAGATTATATAAAGAACAGCAATCTAGCACCAGATACATTTAGCACTATAGAAGTTAAATCTGTATTAGAAGAAAAAGACTTAGGTGTATTAGGAAAACGTAAAAAGAAATTAGCTTTCTTGAAAAGAGATGCTGATGTTAATTTAACAAATGTATTCAAACCAATTCAAGAAGAATTAATTCATGCAGCTGTATTAGGTTTACTACAAGAACAAAATCCAGAGAGTGTAAGTGTGTATACAGACGGATTGGCTAACACTGGTATACAAGCAGACAATATTCAAGATGGACTAAAACGTAAAATTATGTCTATAATAAAAACAGATTATGATAGAACAGGTCAGCCCTTAGATGAATTACAATTAGAGGATATAACTGACAACATATTAAATAACATAAACGAAAAAGCAGCAGATTTAATTGACACCCATTCAGAGAACGCTGCTAGTTTTGCAGACGCTGGATTAAAAAGTGAAAATTCCTTAAACTATGTTATTAAGAATTTAGAAACGCAATTTACTACAAACATAGCTGCTGACCCTACAATTACTGACGCGTTTAATATAATTAAAAATAACTTAGGATTAGAAGATTTAATAGAAAATAGTAGTTTAGATGATGAAATAAAAACGGCTATGATAAATGAATTAGATACTATTTTGCATGGAAGTTTTATTGATAGAGGTGCATTGGGTAATGACACTTCATTAATTTTAGGTAAAGGATTAATTTTGTTAACTAAATTTGTAGAAGATTTATCAGCAAAAGGCGTAGAAGTTAATCCAGACGACATAGATAAAAAATTACAATTAACTACTAAAAATAAAGACGTATTTATGCGAGCTTTTAAGAGATTACAGACAATACGTAAAGATGTATATTCAGTATTAGACGATAACCCTCAATTAAAAGATAGAGTAAACGGACATTATGACCCATTTTCTGCAGGAGCTAGAATAAACAAATTAGGAATCAATGTTGAAAAACTATTATCAGGACAAGAAGAAGTAATTCCAAACGATGAAACTATTAATGGTAAACAAAAAGAAGCAATAGAAAAAATCATTAGTTCACTTCAAGGTACAACAACACAAACTGATTCTACAACACCGGACACAACTAGTGAAGACAATGATTTAGGCTATGCAGTTAATGATAACGAAATCAACGATTTTAAGTCAGCAGCTGTAAGCACTATTATGAAATACAATATGTTAGATGATTTACAATTATTAAATAAATTTATTGCTAGATATACATTAGAGATAGATGAAAACATGTCAGTAGAACAACAAGAAAAATTCAAAGACATGGTATTAAATACGATAAACACAAGTAGTGAAGCTACAGTTTAGGGGGATATATGTCTGATAAGACACAAGTTGCAGAGCAAATCTACACTGATTTAATTCCAGTAGAACGTCCGCAGCCACAATCAGAAAAAGATACAAATGTCGCAATGGCAAAAGAAATTTTGAGCGATAGTGTTGCTTATTCAATAAATCAAGAAGGTTCATTGTTTAATGCATATGGTGCTACAACACCTGTAGGCATACGTAATGCTCCTAAATATGGTGGATTAGCCAACTTCTCAGCAGGCGTATATGAATATACATTGGGTATCTTACCTATGTTTGAACGAAATGCTTTATCGTTTATAGAACCTGTAACCACAGGAGAAAAAGTTGCTAATGTATCTGGTTTATTAACAGGGTCTGTAGGTTCTTTAATTACTGGTAATTTATTAGCAGCTGGTGGCGCACGAGTAATAGGAGCTGGATTACAAAATTTAAGTAAAGTTACACGAGCTGGTCATGCAAGCAAAAATGTAAATAAATTAGTTAACAAATTAGAAGAATATAGAAAAAACCCAATACTTGCAAAACTAACTTCACAAATATTACCTAAAGCTACACAAAATCAATTACGTAGAGTGACAGGTGGTCAACTTGCAACTCAAGCAGGACAACTAACAACTGAAACTTATCTAGCTGCGCATTTGTTTGATATGGATTATACAACCTCTGCGTTATGGACTATAGGTGGACACACTGCTGTACAAGCAATACGTGGTTTGTTAAAAAACATACCTCGTAATCCTGCAATACAAGGAGAGTTTGCTTCACATAAATATCAAATACTAGAAGACGTAGGTTTGTTAAGTAAAGGCGGAGATGATTCTATCAATTCTATTATTGAACAAACAACAAAAACTGCGAAGTCGATAGCTAGGCCTGGACGAGATGCATTAGCTAAAGTGTTACGTGGAGATGACGAAAGTGTTAAACAAGCTAATCGATTATCATTAGATGATTTTGGTACTGCTATTGAAAAGAAAGGAGCAGCCCAAGAAATAACTAAATTAGGTAAAATTTTTAATGAAATTGATAAACGTATTAAACAGATTATTGATGAAACTGACGCTGGATTAGCAAAGTTAGTAGCACAAGCTAACAAAAAAAGTGTTGTGCAAAAAAATATATCTGCAGTTGATGCACCTGATTTAAATAAAACATTACAAAATCATTACAGACAATTTTTAACAAATTTAAGAAGCTCTGTACAAAAATTAGGAGACACTAACACTACAAGAAAATCTGGATTTTTTAGTCCTCAAGATGCAGTAGTGTTACAACCAAAAGGTACTGCATTAGTTATTAATCAACAAAATGCAGACAAATATATTAAAGCAATCAAAAAACGTTTAGATGAAAGTAGTCTTGAACATTTAGATGGATTAGATAAACATGTATTAGAGCAAGAATTTGTTACTATAATTAATGAATTAAAAAAAGTATCTAATGTTAGGAAACTAAAACAAGCCAGAAGCCAAACAGGGTTTGACCCTACAAAAGAAGGTACATTAAATAAATTAAGAAAACTATCTGGTGATGTACAATTAACTGGTGCAAAAACTCCGGCAGCAAAGTTTGACATTACAGGTGTAAATAAAATGGTTGACAATATATTAGAGTCAGCAAGTTTACAAAAACAAAAATTTAATTTGTATTTACCTGCTAACGCTAGCCGTAAAGAAGTTGCTGCAATGCACAAACGTTTAATTAAATTTGCAGAAAAACAATCTACTAAATTTGATAATGACCCTCAGCTGTTAGCACAAGCAAAAGAAATTGACGACATTATGAAACAATTAGATGAATTAGCTGAACGTGGAGTGTTAGCTGAAAACCCAGTTGTAACACAGTTTGCGGATTCATTAAGAAATATTAAAAATTTAGTGTTAGCTAATAAGTTCTTAAATAATCATGGTAATTTAACTGTAGGTATTCGTGGAGTTATAGATGACTTACAACCTTTAACAGCAAAACCAATTAAAGTTAACCCAGAGCTACCTAATAAAATAGAACGTATGAATGATTATGTAGCCGCTTTATCATTTGGTGGCTCAGAATTAAACGCATTACAACGTACTGTAGCATCTAGTGCTAAAGAACATACAGCTAACATTGTAAAACATACACCAAGATTGCGTGAGTTAACACAAGGACATGTACGTAACAATCTAGAAGCATTATTACAAGGTAGTGCGTCAACAGATAAACGAATACTTGTAGCTAGAAAAGAATTAGAACAAATTAGTACAATACCTGAAAATGCTCAAGCAGCTGCTAGAGACCAATTAGTTGCGCGACTTACTAATGAAATTTTAGTAGATGACCCCACATTTAGACGAGCATTATTAGGTAAAGATTATGTAAGTCATGAATTACATCACATGGCAGAAATTATTAATAGTGCTAATAGACCCAATAAAATTATTAAGTTAATGAATCAAGCTGATATGACATCAGCACGTAATGCAAGTAATACTGCAGAACAAACACTTATATCAAAAGGTAGACCACAACCTAGAGTGCAAGAAAAAACTAATGTACCAACTCAAAAAGAAGCTGATATCAAACGTCAACAAGACATGGTTGAAACTACTAAAGCAGACTTAGCTAATACTACTGATATAGGTACTTCAAACAGTGCATTAATTCAAGGTATGAAAAAAATTATAAATAGTTTAAGGTCTTCAACACGTTTAGTACAACAAACAGCTTACGGTGGTGCTATTAAAGTAGTTAATAGTAGTGAAACATTAAGTAGACTGTTTCAACAATCAGTCGCTAGAGGTGGGTTCTTAGACGCAACTATAATACCAATGCGAACTATATATAAATCGTTACCAAAAGAGCAAAAGATACTTGCTAACGATGCAATTATACGTATAGAAAAATTAGCTGATGAAATTTCTAGTGCTAATCCGAAAGCATCATACGAAGATTTAATTAATTTAATTGAACCACAAGTAAATAAAATTACTGCAACATTACCGGACGACGTACAAAAATTTGTAAAAGAACACAAAAAATATTATGACACAATGTGGGATGAAGTTATTACTCCGGCACAAAAAGAAATAGAAGCAAGTGTTAGAGCTGGAGAACAAGTAAACACAGCAGGTAATGTAATTAAAATTAGAGATGCAAACTTTAATTTACCTAAACGTATTCCTTATTATTATCCTCATATGCGAATAGGCGATTTGAAAGTTAGTTACATTAGTAGTAACAACACTATGGTAACTATAGGTTATGCAAAAACAGCAGAAGACGCTGAACAAATAATTAGTAAAGTCTTAACCAGTAAAAAAGTACCTCGTGCTTTACGTGGCACAGATAAAGAGCTATCAGCTGGACGTATTAGTGTGTTAGAAATTGATGGTTCACTAGGAACTATTGATAATGAACTACCTGAAATAGGAGCAGCCTTGTTTAACGAAGTTGGACTTGGCTCGGTATCAGTAAAAGAATTACGAGAAGCTATTAGAGGCGGCAAGAAAAATTTTATTGCTAATAAATTTAAGGTAACAAACAGTAACTTAAAAAATCGTTCTGATAAATTACGTAGTATTGATACCAATGTTATGGATGTAGCTTTAACTTACGGAGTAAAACAACTACGTTACAAACATTATGCGAAGTTAGCATTAGATTACAACACTGAGATAGCTAAGTTACGTCATTATGGAATGGAAGGAACAGCAGGTAAAGAGTTAGCTAATTTCTTAGAAACAAAAGCCGGTGAATTATTTGGACGACCATACAAAGCAGAGAAAGAAATAGATGCTATCTTAGGAGTAATTGAAAAAGGAATAAGAGAAATTCCTGGAGTAAATCGTATGTTTAGTTCAGCAAATTATCAACCGGGTAGCCGTAAATTACGTAGTTTAGTATCAACTAGTTTAGCTCTATCTCGTATTAGCACTTTAGGTGTTAATGTTTTATCAGCGCTTGTACAAACAACTATGTTACCTCTGTCAGTACTGCCAGCGTTTGGTGTACGTAATGCAGGTAAAATTGCTAAAACAATGTTTGCACATTTAACACGTCGTACTAGTGATGAACTAACAAAAGCATTAGATGAAATAGGGCCATATATTGGTATTGCTGATGAAGGTAAAAGTATTGCAAGTATTGGTGCTAGAGATTTAACTGCAGGTGTAGAAGGTATATCCAGTGGACAGGTAAGAACTATCTTTAACTTAGTTGAAGACTACTCTTTGTATTTATTTAACAAAGGTGATAGATTCCCAAGACGTGTTGCCGCATCTATGGCATATCAAACAGGTGATGATGTTCTAAACAATCTAGTTAAAAAACTTGCTGACAAAGGTAAGACTATCCAAAGTATTACAAAAGATGAAATCTATAACATATACAAATTAAGAAATGTTGTAGGTCAACAATTAGGATTAAACACAGCTGAGTACCGAATGTTAATTTTGTTAAAAGATTATAAGTCATTAACTAAATTTAAGGATGGTACAAAAAATCCATTACGTATGTTTAACAAAACAGTATCAGCTAATGGTAAACAATATAAGTACAAAATTGCAGACGATAATTTCCGTAAAAATTTTGCTATAGAAGTCGCTAATGATACTAACTTTATTTATAGTACAATGGAAAATCCAGCATTGTTAAATCATCCATTACTAAAACCAGCTACTCAGTTTAAGGTTTTTACAACTAAATACTTTGAGCGTTTATATGGTACATCAGTACGAAATAGAAAAGAGTTTGCCGAGATGATGACTATTTTAGGATTA